GGATCGCGGTCACAAAACCTTGAGGCAGGAGACGGTGGGCAGGCGTGACGACCTGCGGCAGCACACTAGCTGTCCTATATGTCAAACGAGCCGGCATCATGTCCACGATGTCGGCTCAGCGGGATGGGGATTTTGGACCTCCCTGTCACCAATGCGATGGAGAGATCATTCGTTTGCTGGCTGCACGGAAAAGCCCCAACCACGTGTGTATGCGTGTTCCGCTCCAGTATCGATGCCATTGTGGGTTTCATAACGAACAGCCTGTCGACTTCTACTTCACGACATTCGAGTTTGAAACTCTCGCAAACACTTTGCAGCATTCTTCGCGTACGGTCACTTCTATATCAGGCATGCATTCCGCTCTCCACCAACGCATGCAGATGCTATGGGCTCAAAAGCGAGGCGCCCAGACTAGCGCCATTCTCGACAGCTACAACGTTCGAGACAGAGTCCTCTCAGTACATGAGCAACTCATTTACCCCTTCTTGTTCCGATATACTCCTTGGGCTCTCATATCTTGGAATGGACGGAAGCCTGTCGACCTTTCTTGGTACACATGGTTTTCAAACCGAGTGGAGCGATTCGCCGATGAGTTATGTTGTGCGTCACGATACAAGGAGGTGCCAACTTTGCACCTCCCATCAGCACTACAGTGGGATCAGCTACGCATCAACAACGATCCTGGACTTCGGCAGGGTCCAGCCTTCCCGGGCCCTTCTGGAGGCCCTCGACCTCCTGGAGATCAGGGAGGCGACGGCGGAGGAGTGTTGCAAGGCGGTCCTCCGGACGCTGGCGACGGCGGGAATCGCCCTCAACCCTTGGCTGTGCTCGGAAACGAGTTACGCCGAGCTGGTGGAGGCCGGGACCCGGGGCCTGAACGCCGGGACGGGAACAACGGAGAGCCACACGGAGTGGATGGAGCGGCTCAACCAGATGGCGGGGGAGAGAACATTGAGGGCGTGGCACTCGTACTCGTGCCACCCTTGGTGCCACCTGATGACGGAGAAGAAGGTACCCCCGACCCTGGAGTGGATGGTCCTCAGCGGCATGTGCATGAAACGCTCCCAGTAAGCGTGCGCACAGAAGAAGAACAGGCCGCCATTGCACAGGACCGAGAGGAGAGGATTTTGGCCCGATACAAGGAAGATGCAGTCGCGGCACTCAACGTGATGAACATAAAGATGACGCCGGAGGAGGCGTATCAGATCGCACTGGCACAGGGATGGTTGCCCCACAGCGAGGATGACGGTGTATGGAAGTCCATGGTCGAGGGGAGTAGGATTCACATGTCGGGGTACACGGGAATCATAGGGAAGACCGCGGATGTTTCGAAACCGGCACAAGTTGTGGGCGTGCAAATAGGGCCCATGTCAGTAGATCCGAACGTTTTCGCCAACGACAAGCATAACCTTGAAACGGCAGTCGAGGAACGCATCACAAAGAAGGCCATCCCACGAAACATCCCAAATTTCGTCAAGAAGGGGTGCGGGCTTATGGTAAACAGCATGATGCACAAGACCGGAATTTTGAGTACGGCCAAGGTGCAGGAGTGGCTCTTCGATGTGCACGACCTCAAGGATCTCATGAGTGGAAAATGGAGTGAAGAACGCAAGGCAGCTGTGGAAAAGCAGGTCGAAGGAAAGATCTTGCATGAGTACAAGCTGGAATGCAAAGTCAAGTTGGAGCAGTACGAGGCCGGGAAACCTCCGCGCTTGATCGTAATTGATGGTGATATAGGACAGCTTTACGCATTGATGAG